TGGTAAGCCGGGGCGGACCCTGCCTTGACCCTCTCGCCAGAGAGATCGATTCAAGGCCAGTGCGACAGCTATATCATCGGCGGACTTGAGCGAAGGCGACCCTAACCCGGTCGCCTTTTTCGTTTGCATAGGGTGTAGGCAACTTCCGGGAAAATCTGACGATGGCTGTTCTGTCCATGAAATGGGCCGACCGCAATCTTGCGGAATACGGCGACCGGATAGCGGAACTGAAACGGCGCTTTCCGACAGTTTTGCCGCGTATCGTCAATCAGGTCGGCAACAGGACGAAAACCGTTGTCATTCGCGAACTGACGAAACAGACGGGCTTGCCGCGCGCCACCATCGTTAAGGCCATCGGCAATCCGGCAACCGCGAAGCCGGGCCGCTACGTCTACGACATGACCACGCGGGGCGGAAACATTCGCCTCAAATATCTGCGCCCAAAGGAAACCGAAGCCGGTGTCGTGGCTCGACCATTCGGAAAGCCGACGCTCTATCCCGGCGCGTTCCTGCGTGGTGGACAGTTCCCTGACCGTAAGCCGGTGGCGCAGTTTAACGGCCATGCCTATTACCGGCTCAACCGCTCCGGCACGAAGATCACCTTCGCCCGCTCGGGCGTCTTCATCCCGAAGGAAATGACCAGCGGCGCAACAGCGGAAGCATTCCAGCGGATAGCAGCGCCCTTGCTGAAAGAGCGGGTCGAAGCCGCCCTTGCCAAGCTGGTCCCCTGATCGGCCACCCCGACCCCCGACCTCGACCCGCCCCATCCCCCCCTCGGTTGGGTCCTCCCTCAAAAGAGGCCAAGTAGCGGGTGTGGGCGACTGCGGGATTTCGCTCTGTGAAGAAAATTATAGGGGGGTTCCACCGCCCTTTCAGTGGAATCGGAATCAGATGGCAAAGAGCTATCCTCACGAGTTGCGTGAACAGGTCGTGGTCTTCATGGACGAGGGCCACACGGTTCGGGAGGCGGCGGCAAAATTCAACGTCAGCCCGAGTTTCGCGGCCAAATCGCACAAGAAACATGCGGAAGCTGGCGAAAGCCTCCCGCTGCTTACCGAAACGGCACCTGCCGAACCGGAAAAGCCCTCGCTCGATATCGAAATCACCGCGTCCGAACTGGCGGAACTGCTGAAGGTTTCGAAGCGGGCGGTATCGGATTTCGTAGAGCGTGGAATCGTGGTGAAGACAGAACGGAATCGCTTCGATCTTCGCCAGTCCATCCAGCTTTACTGTGAGCATTTGCGTGGTGTTGCCGCCGGTCGTGGCGGTGACGGCGCGGATGTTCTGACTGCTGAACGCGCCCGACTGGCGCGCGAACAGGCCGACCAGACGGCCATGAAAAACGCAGCCATGCGCGGCGAACTGATTTCGATGACGGACGTGCGGAACGAGTGGGTTTCGATAGGCCGACGCATCCGCAACGCTGTTCTGTCGGTGCCTTCGCGCTGTCGGCAGATGCTCCCGCATCTCACGACCTACGATGTGGACCTGATCGGCGAAGAAATCCGGTCGGCGCTTACCGAACTTGGTGACGAGGACGATGACAACGGCGCTGGCGACATTGCGGCGAGCGGTATGGGACAGCCTGTTGCCGCCGCCGAAACTTCGGCTGTCGGAATGGATTGAACATACCGTCCATCTGCCGGAAGGCGTTTCATCGCTGACCGGCAAGGTTCGCCTCTGGCCTCCGCAGCGCGAAATTGCCGATGCCATTGGCGATAGCGCGATTGAGCGCGTAACGCTGGTGAAGCCGGTCCGCGTCGGCTTCACGACGCTGCTGACCAGCGCAATGGCAAGCTTCTGTTCGAACGATCCGTCGCCGATCCTTTCGCTTCTGCCAACAGAGGCCGACTGCCGCGACTATATGGTTTCGGACGTTGAACCGATTTTCGATGCCTCGCCAGCGCTTCGCGGTCTTTTGACCGGCGATACCAGCGAAGGCGGACGCAACACCCTTCTTGCCCGTCGCTTTCCCGGCGGCTTCCTGAAAGTCATTGCCGCCAAGGCACCGCGCAACCTGCGCCGTCACAATGTTCGCATCCTCTTCATTGACGAGGCGGACGGCATGGATGCGACGAAGGAAGGGTCGCCGATCTTGCTGGCGGAACGCCGCACGCTGTCCTTTGCGGACCGCAAGATTGTCATGGGTTCGACGCCTGTTTACGAGGCGACCAGCCATGTGTTGCGGGCCTATGAGCAATCGGACAAGCGAATTTATGAGGTGCCTTGCCCCGAGTGCGGTCACTTTCATGAAATCACATGGGCCGATATCCATTGGCCCGAAGGCGAACCCGAAAAGGCGTATTATGTTTGCGTCGAATGCGGTTCTGTTGTGGAGGAACGGCACAAGCCGGGCATGGTGGCGAATGGCCGCTGGCGCGCTCTTCGACCGGAAATCAAGGACCATGCCGGTTTCCGCATGAACGCCCTGATATCGCTTTTGCCTAACGCCTCCTGGGGGCGGCTGGCGCGCGAATTCGTCACGGTCAAAAACGACCCTTCGACGCTGCAAACCTTCGTCAACACCATCCTTGCCCAAGGATGGAAAGAGGACGGCGACGAACTGGACGATATCGAGCTTGCGGGCCGCGCCGAAGATTTCGGGCTGGAGAATATCCCGGTTCAAGTCCTGATTATCACGGTCGGCGTGGACGTACAGGATGACCGTCTTGAAGCAACCTTCGTCGGTTGGGACAAAGAGGGCATCCCCTATGTTCTCGGCCATACCGTCGTGTGGGGTCGCTATGATGACCATACCACATGGGCCGAACTGGATGTTGCCCTGACGACGCAATGGGACCATCCACTTGGCGGCAAGATCAAGGTCGATGCCGTTTGCGTCGATAGCTCGGACGGCGAAACGATGGAAACGGTCTATCGCTTCGCATTCCCGCGTTTCAATCGCCGCGTTCTGGCGATCAAGGGCGCGGCGGGCAACCGGCCATGGATTGAGCGCTCCAAAACGAACGTGAAGGGCGGACGCCTTTTCATCGTCGGCGTGGATGGCATCAAGAGCCACATTTTCGGCAGGCTGGCACGGCCCAAGTCCATCCGGTTTTCGAAAGACCTGCCGGATGTTTGGTATGAGCAGCTTGCAGGCGAAAAGATGGAAGTCCGCTATTTGCGCGGCCAGCCAAGCAGACAGTTCGTTCCGATACCGGGCCGACGCCATGAGGCGCTTGACTGCACGGTATATGCCTTCGCCGCCCGCCAGATGGTCAATGCCAATTGGGCGCACCGCGAGGGCGAGCTTTCGACACCGCCGGAACCGGCGGTCGCAACCTACACACAAGAAATCGCGAAACCGGAGTGGCTTGCATAATGGCGACTACAGACGATCAAATTGCTGCGCTTGAAGATGCAATCGCAATGGGCGCGCGAAAGGTGATATTCCACTCTGGCGGCACGCGCCGCGAGGTGGAATATCACTCTCTCAAAGACATGAGGGAGGCACTTGCCGCCCTGAAATCCACCCGGTCGGGCGGCTCCCGCACCATTTATGCGGCGCTCGACTGATGGGCCTCGCTACCGTTCTCGACCGGACTATTGGTTATTTCTCGCCCGAAGCTGGCCTTCGGCGTGCGAAAAGCCGCTTCGCGATGAATGCTCTTCGCGATTACACTGGCGCAGAAACCAGTCGCCTGAAATCCGGCAGGCGCGCACCATCAACATCGGCGGACGCAGAAATTGCGCGCGCCGGTCGGACCCTGCGCAACCGCATGCGCGATCTCGCCCGCAACAATCCTTATGCTGCGAAGGCGATCCACGAACTTGTTACCCACGCCATCGGCGACGGCATTATTCCGCGCTCGAAAAATAAAAAGCTCAATAAGCTTTTTGCGGAGTGGAGCAAGGTTTGTGATGCGGACGGCGACCTTGATTTCAACGGTATCGTCAACCTGACGGCCCGCGAAATGTTCGAAAGCGGGAACGGCCTTGTTCGCCGCCGCCGTCGCAGGCTGGAAGACGGTCTGCCCGTCCCGTTGCAATTGCAGGTGCTGGAACCGGACCTGATCGACACCACCAAAGAAGGTGTTCTTTCCGATGGTGGCAAGATCATCCAAGGCATCGAATTTGATGCCATCGGCAGGAAGCGTGCTTACTGGATGTTCGGTTCGCATCCGGGCAATAGCTTCTTCGACCCGAAGTCCATGATTTTTTCGGAGCCGGTTCCTGCGGACGAAATTGCCCATGCTTTCGAAAAGCAGCGCACGCAGGTGATGGGCGCGCCGTGGGGAACGCCAGCGATGGCGGATACCTACGATCTTGCGTCTTACGAGCAAGCGGAATTGACGCGCAAGCGGCTGGAAGCCTGCCTTGTAGGGGTGATGACCGGCGGCGACGAAGGCGACCAGCTTGGCATGCCTATGGCTGATAACAGTCCAGCCAAGCCCGGCATCTATGATGTGAACGGCAGGCGTGTCGAAAAATTCGAACCCGGCATGTTCTACAATGCCGTTGGTGGCCGGGGCATGGAGTTTTCGCAACCGGCGGTGACGGACAGCTACGATCCTTACAAAGCATCCATGCTGCACACCATCGCTGCGGGCTGGCGCGTTCCCTATGCCATCATGTCGGGCCGGTTGGACAAGGTGAACTATTCGTCCAGCAAGATCGGGCTGGAAGGATTTCGCCGGACGATCTCCGCCGTTCAATGGCTCATCATCATTCCGATGCTGCTGCAGCCTATTTGGGATTGGTTCTGCGAAGCCGCGTACTTCGCTGGAATCATCAAGACGCCCAAGGTCGCCGTGGAATGGTCGCCGCCGCGCTTCTATTCAGCCGACCCGCTGAAAGACGTGAACGCCCGCATCAAGGAAGTGCGGTCGGGCTTTCGCTCTCTGTCCAGCGTCATCGCCGAAATGGGTGAAAACCCGGATGACGTGCTGGATGAAATCCAGTCCGACAATCAGAAAATCGACAAGCGCAAGCTTGTTCTCGACAGCGACCCCCGGCGGATGTCTCAGGCCGGGCAGGCACAGCAGCGGGACGAAACAGACGACCCGCCCGACGATAAGTCGGAAGACGACAAGGACCCCGACGATGACGAAACTTGAACTGCGTAAAGCGCCTGCGTCCCTGCCGATGCAGGTTCGCGGGCAGGACCTGAATGTTAGTTCTATCGATGCGGAGGCGCGTACCGTTACGCTGGTATTTACGACCGGCGCTGCGGTGCGTCGTCTGCGCTACACCGGATGGGACACGGCTGTCCCGTTCGATGAAATCCTTGTCGTCAGCGAAAGGGCGCTGGACCTGACGCGCATGAATTTGGGTGCGCCGGTTCTCGACAGCCATTCCCGGTGGTCCACCTTTTCGCAGATCGCCGTTGTTGAACGGGCGTGGATCGAGAAAGCCGAAGGGTGGGCGACCATCCGTTTCCCGAAGGCCGGGATTGATCTGGCCGCCGACCGCATGTTCGGGCTGGTCTCTGACAAGATCATCAAGAATGTGTCGGTGGGTTACTCCATCGATAAAATCCGGGTGGAGGAAGCGGCGAAGAAAGGCGAGGTCGAAAAGATTTTCGTGGAGCGCTGGACGCCAAACGAGATTTCTTTTGTGACCGTTCCCGCCGATCCCGGTGCGCAGGTTCGATCCAGCGAAGCCACGTTCCCCCTCTCTATCCAGTCTGCCGCATGTCTCGACCTTCGGGCCGCACGCATGCGCATGGCCGAAGCCGAACGCCGCTTCGGCTGACACTCATTCCAAATTTTCCAGTTCGCCGCCTGACTTCCACCGGGGATGCAGGGCGACGGCGCTTGTCCTGCCCGGTAATACAAAAGGAACCGCACGCCATGAAAAAGGCTGCATATGTTTTCGCGACCGTCGCCGCAATCGTCTGCTTCGGTCTCGCCTTCATCATTCTTTCCGCCGACCCCTCCCACGCGGCCTCGCTGCTCAGTCACGATGCGTTCGTGCAGACGCGCGGCATGCTGGATCATGTCTATCAGGCCACCCCGGCGCTGCTGGCGCTGCGGGCGAAAGCCGCCGACCTGACGACGCGCGCGGAAAACAAGCGCAAGGAACTCGTGGACGGGCTTTCCGATGAAGCGGCCCGCGCCATCGAAAAGGATCATTCTGACATTCTTGCCGAACTGGGAGGTGTCCAGAACGAGATTTCCGCGATGGAAACGGCGGAGCGGAATGCGCCGCTCAACACGAACGTTGTTGCGGTCGCAACGTCCGAACAGCAACAGGGTGCTTTAGCTGAGCGTCAGCGCGCTGCAACAATCTCTGATCTCGCCGCCCGTGCGCGCCTTGATGATTTCGGGCGTCAGCACGTCAATGCGGGAACGTCCGTCGAAGCTTTCCGTGCTGCGTTGATTAATGAGATGTTCGAGAAAAGCGAGAGTATCAAAACCGACAGCCGCGTTCGCGTGCAGGTCGGAAATGACGAAGCCGATACCATCCGTTCGGCCCGTGTGGAAGCACTTGCATACGGTCTCGGCGCGCCGGTCCCGCAGGCCGGTCCGTCTGCCGCCGCCCGCCAGTTTATGGGTCAAGGTCTGGTCGATATCGCTGCCGATTGCGTGAACTTCCATGGTCGCCGCATGCTGAATGCCCGCGATATCGACAACATCTTCAGCCGTGCCGCACATTCGACTTCTGATTTCCCGGTGATCTTTGAAGGCGCTGTCAATCGCACGCTGGAACAACGCTACGCACTGGCGCAGCCGACCTTCAAGCGCTTCGCCCGCAAGAAGAATTTCCGCGACTTCCGCCCGGATACGATCGTCAAGACCGGTGATTTCCCGATGCTGGAAAAGATTCTGGAAAACGGCAAGATCAAGTTCGGTTCGTTCGGTGAGGGCAAGGAAGCCGTGCAGGCTTTCAGTTACGCCATCGCCCTGAATATCAGCCGCCAGATGCTCATCAATGACGATCTTGGCGCCATCGCCGAACTGCTGACGAGCTATGGTGCGTCGGTCGCGCTGTTCGAAGAAGTCACCTTCTACGGCGGTGCGTACAACGGCAAGCTTGCGGACGGCAAAACCGTCTTCCATGCTGACCATAAGAACCTTGCTGCTGCTGGTTCTGCGATTACTGTCGATAGCGTCGGCGAAGGCCGCAAGTCGATGGGTCGGCAGACCTCTCTGGATGGCAAGCCGTTGCTCGCAAACCCGGCGCGTATCATGCTGGTCGGCCCGAACCAGTTGACCGATGCGGAAAAGCTGCTGGCATCCATCACGCCCGCCACGGTTTCCACGGTCAATATTTTCTCCGGCAAGTTCGAACTGGTGGAAACGTCGCAGATCGCGGACAATTCGTGGGACCTCTTCGCCGATCCTTCGACCGGCTCCAATTACCGTTGGGGTTACCTCGAAGGTTACGAGGCTCCGCGCGTTCGCATGGATGAACCCTTCGGCTCGCAGGGTTTCAGCATGTCGGTGGAACACGACTTCGGTTGCGGCGCGACCGATTTCCGCTTCGGCTATCACAACCCCGGCCAAGCGTAAGCTGCCCCCCTGCTTTCGTTAGGAGAGCCGTCCGGCTCTCCCTTTTCCGTCACGTTGATCGCAAGGAAGATCACCATGAAAAACTATCGAGGCCCCGCCGATACGGTGGAAGTCACCGCGCCCGCCGATGTCAATTCCGGGGACGGCGTTCTTGTCGGCAAGCTGTTCGGCGTAGCGGAGTTTTCCGCCAAGGCTGGCCAGCGCGTCAATATCTCCCGCTCGGGCATCTTCGCGCTGCCGAAAACCAACGCGCAGGCATGGGCTGAAGGCGTGGTCCTTTATTGGGATGGTGCCAAGCTGACCACCGCCGACAATGCTGGCGCAAATACCAAGGTCGGTTATGCCGCCGCCGTCGCCGCCAATCCTTCGGCGACCGGCGAACTCGTCTTGCATCAGTAAGATGGTGGACTGGCGAAAACTGGAAGCTGCCGTTGACCGTAAGGTTGGCGGCGCTTTTGGCGAAACGGTTCGCCTGTCGTTCATGGTGAATGGCAGGGCCGACCCGGACCGCCCGCAGATCGTCATCCGCTGCGAAGCTCTGCACACGGAAGGCGACACAACGCGACCGGCAGGCAGTGCCGCTAGCGGCCCTCATCGTGTTCGCTTCGCTGCGGCGGATGCCGTTCTGTTCATTGATCGCTCGACATACGAAGGCCCGGCGCTTCAATCCGGTGACCGGGTGCGCGCGATGGACCGGGCTGGTGAACCAGTTTGGTCGGTTGATTTCGTCAGCGACCGGCACAGCAACCTTATAGCTGTCGCCCTGAAAGAAATTTAGGAGCCTCCATGTCCTTCATTCGCTTCGCCGCCCGCATCTCCGCTGTGGAAGCGACAAGGGGCAACACGGTTGTTGGTTCCAACGTACTGGACAGCGAAATCGGCGTGCTCGATATCGCTGCCGATGGGTGTTTGCGAACGGACAAGGATAAGCCATTTATCTCTGTCTACACGGACGGCTCGAAGCTGACGGAGGGTCTGGAGCTTCGCTCGCTAACTTCTCCGGGACAACTCGATATCGTCTTCGAGGCTGGCGTGACCACGGCACATGCTGTCACGGATTCCGTGACGGAAGAGAGCGTAATTCTCGGCATGCCTGCCACGGATGCGACATTTGAGTTTCATCTTGACCTGGCGCTTCGACAGACTGGCGATGCCCTCAATGACCCGGAAAACGAATGGGCGGAAATCTTCCGGTCTCTCTGCCTGTCTTTTCACTCCGCCTCGCGGTCGCGCATCAGCGGCGATACGGGTGGGATGCGGCTTGCCGCGCACCAACTGAAAATCACCGCCAACATGGTCGCCGAACCGTTGCGCGGAGAACCGCTCAAGCCGGGTTCGCCCTTCGCCCGATTCCTCGCCAAGTGCGAAAGTGACCTTGTTCCGAATGATCCATCCATGGCGGAAAAGGTTGCGCTTATGCGGGCGCATCTTTCCGGCGATGCGAGCGAATGGCAGACGGCCATGCGGCGGTACGGTCTTATTCATGACGAGGCTGACGCCATGTTGATCACGCCTTACGAGGGGTCGCCCTGATGGCCAGCTTGATTGACCAGATAACAGACCTTTATGTTCGCATGGCCGAACTTGAGCGCCGGAATCGCAACCGGCGGCGCAAGGGAACGATTGCGGAAGTCAGCGGCGATAAATCCAAATATCGCGTCAAGCTGTCGGAACAGGCGGGAAAGCCGTACCTGACGCCATGGATCAAGGCGCGGACGCTTGCTGCCGGTGGCGTCAAGGTGGATGTCCTCTACAGCGTTGGCGAACAGGTGGATGTTGTTTCCGAAAACGGCGACATGACCGATGCGCAGATAGATTTTTCCACCTACAGCGACGACAATGCCCGCGAGAACAGCGACGCGCCGCTTCACATCAAGATTGACGATACCGTCATTGAAGCCGCTGCGGGACAGGTGAAAATCACTTCGCCGACGGTGATTATTGAATCGCCGAACGTGCAGCTTGGCGGTGACGGCGGCAAGCGTGTGGCCCGCATCGGCGACAGAGTGGACGTAGGCTCGGGTTCTTCCAAGGGGCTGTGGCCTATTGTCGAAGGCTCGGAACATGTCTTCGCGGTAGACTGAGGAAAGCCTCATGAAAAACTACAAGGTTCGAACCGGCTGCGAAATCGCCGGGCGCTGGCGGTCGGCTGGCGAAATCATTCCCCTGACCGACGACGAAGCCCGCGAGCTTGCGCCGCCCTTCGGCAATGTCGTTTTCCCTGAAAAAGAGGATAGCGCCCATGGCAAGCTCAACCGGCGTAAACGGTCAGACCGGCGCGCCGCTGAATGATTGGCCGCATACGCAGCAATCAATCCGCAAAATCCTGAAAACGCCGAAAGGCTCGCGCGTCATGCGGCGGACCTTCGGCAGCAATGTTCCTGATTTCATAGACAGCAAGATGACGCGGCGGAACGTGCTTGCGCTCTACTCTGCCGCCGCAACCGCAATCCTTGAATGGGAACCGCGCTTCCGCATGACTGCCGGGCGCGTGACCGAAGCGGATGCCAGTGGCGTCATCGCGCTCGATATCTTCGGCACCTATTACCCTCGCGGCCATCGTGGCGATTACTCCATTGCGGAGAGTGCCAGCGTCCGCGTCATTTATCCGGGCAGATGACCATGGCGATTTACGCACCGACGACGATTGATGTTTCCCGCCTGCCGTTGCCCGATGCGATTAGCCCGCTGGATTTCGAGACGCTTTACAGCGAATTCAAGGTGCGCTTCCTCACATTCTGGAACACGCTGCGGGCGGTCGATCCATCGCTACCGGAATATGACGTGCAGGATCTCGAAACGGACCCGGCGGGCGTTGTCGGCGAAGCGTGGTCATACCTGCGTCTGCTGGACCGGCAGAGCGTCAATGACACTTTCCGGTCGCTGCTGGCGGCATATGCGAAGGGGTCCAATCTGGACGCCATCGCCGCAAACCGGAACATTGTCCGTCTGATTGTGGTTCCCGCAACCGCGAATGCAGCGGCGATCATGGAAGGCGATGACGCGCTATTGCGGCGGTATCTTCTGTCTTACGATCTGCCGTCCGCCGGTTCTGCCGGTCGCTACCTCTATGATGCGTGGACGGCTTGGCCGCAATCTGCCGACAAGGCCCTTGGGCTTTGGGATGCGCGGGTGAATGGCCGGGCTGTCCATGGCCGTCGCGGTGATACGGATGTTGTTGTCATCGGCCCAATGGGCAGGCTTCCGACTGCCTTGGAGCTGGATACAGTCCGCGCATCTGTAACGAACCCGAACCGTGCGCCGGAAGCCGTTGCTATCTCGGTCATGGCTGCCGGACGGACGGAATATGCGGTCTCGCTTGTCATCGAAATTCCGGCTGTCGGGCCGTCTGCGGATATCGTCCGGCAGGAAGCGGAAAAGCGTGTCACCGCAGCGGCGACCGCCCGCATCCTGATCGGCGGCGAAATCCCCGAAGCCCTGTTTTCGGGGGCGGCATTTGGTGACGGCGTTATCAGGGTGCGCGACCTCGCACCGGTCGTCATCCAGCCCGACGCCTACAAGGTGCCGGTGATGACCAGCCTTAACATCGCTGTCGAGGTGCGAGCATGAGCGACGTAGGCGTGTTGTTGCCATCGTCGGCGGAGCCATTCGAAAAGGCGCTTGCCGCCGGTATGTCGGATGATCTGCCGATACCCTTTGCGGTTCTGATGGACCCGTACCAGACGCCCGCGCTGTTCCTGCCTTGGCTGGCCGTGCATCATTCCGTCGATCTCTGGTTTGATGATTGGACCGAAGAGCGCAAGCGGGAAATGATTGCGCAGTGCGCCGGGGTTTCGACGCTCTATCCCGCCTCTCCCTTGAGCGCGCTGAAAGGAACCCTTGCCGGGCTGAAACGCTACCTTGCGTTTGTTGATGCGGAAATCGTGGATCGCATCGCACATCCGAACCGCTTCACCTTTGGGCGCGCAGTGATAGGCCGGACGCCGATAGCGCATCAGTCATTCGTTGCGCATTACCTTGTCCGCGTGTCGTTGACCGCACCGAAAAATCGTTTCCAGATTGGCCGCAGCGCCTTCGGGCGGGCGGCGATGACGGCCATCGACCTCGAACCCATCCGCCGCGCCAAGCGCGCCATGACGACCGCCAAGACGCCGGAGACACTCTATTCGGTGTCCTTCGCATGGCGGCGCGGCATCACCTTTAACGACAATATTTTCATCGACGGAAGCCATGCCATCGGCGGTTACATGGATCGCAAGCGGCTGGATTGAGGGTAACGACACATGCAGCGCACTTCCTTTGCAGAAGCTGAAATCGCCGATCACGCGGATTTCGAAGCCATGGGTTTGCAGGCGCAAGCCGCGACGGATGGTCTATGGCTGGACGCCATTGGCTACCCTGCGCATTGGGCCGCTTTCACGGTTGCTCGTAAATCGGCGCAGGAAATCACGGTCTCGGCTGGCCGCTATGTCGCCGGGGAAATCGTTTATGCGCAGGAAGCGCCGAACGATATGAACCTTCAGCTTCATATCCCGGCGGCAGCTTCCGACCAGCGTTGGGTTGCGATCCTGCTTCGCGGCAAGGAAGTGACGGATACGGCAAACCGCCCGTTTGAAACTTCCGACGATCCCGAAACTAGCGTCATCGTCAACCGCACCACGCCGAAGACAATCCGCCGGGTTGTCGAACTGATCGTGCAGCCGGGCGAAGCGAACCCGGTTCCGGTCAAGCCGGTGGTGGCCTCTACAGATGCTTGCATTGCCTTCGTGCTGCTGACTTCTTCTGGGGTCGATACCATCGAACCCGGCAACAGCGACCGCGTGAAAACCCTTTACGAAGTGGAAGGCCGCGTTGCCGCGCTCGAAGTCGATCTGGATGGCCTTTTCATGCGTACCGAGACGATTGAAACGCAGATCGTCAACATCACCGCCAAGCTCACAGAAATCCCCCGCCGTGAAATCATTCGCCAGATGCAACG